GCGCACTCTGGCGGCGTCCGTATTCGAGGAGGTTCGCCATGCAGCCTGAGCGCAGGTACTTCGAGGCTGACGATCTGGAAATCCGCGCCGACGTGGGCGAGGACGGAGCGCCTCGCGTCTCCGGCTACTTCGCCCGGTACAACGCCATGAGCCCGACCTACGGGAAGATGCGAGAGAAGATCGCGCCCGGATTTTTTGACGAGGCGCTCGGGCGGGACGACGTGAAAGCCTTGTTTAACCACGACACGAGCCGCCTCTTGGGGCGGTCGAAGGCGGGCACGCTCCAGCTTCACTCGGACGGCAACGGTCTATTCGGGACGATTTCTCCGATTCCCGACACGCCGACCGGCAAGGAGGTCACGGAGAACCTTCGCCTCCGGAACCTGTCGGGCGCGTCGTTCGCGTTCACGCTGGCCTCCGAAAACGGGGACACCTGGGCCAAGGCGAGCGATGGCGTGTGGGAGCGGACGCTTCTGCGGGTCGGGCAGTTGTTCGACGTGAGCGTGGTCACGGAGCCGTTCTATCCGCAGACGGACGTGGGCTTGCGGGAGATGCGGTCGCAGCTTGACGAGAGTTTCAAGCGGTGGGCCGAGGCGCATCCGGAGGAGGTGAATCCTCCGGTCGAGCTCGACAAACCGACCGAAATGGATGAGGCGCGGTTGAGGTTGGCCGCGCTCTAGCCTTGCGCGGTCTTGCACAGAGCGTGTAAGATCGTGCTGGTGTTAGCAGGTCGGCACCGTTCCACCGTAAGCCACGCGGGGGAACGAGAAGCCGAGCGCGAGAGAGCGTAGATCCAGCAACGGTCGGCGCGGCCTCGCCAGATCGAGTAACCCAACTCGGTCGGCGGAGCCGCGCCGTTCTATTTCAGCGCAGCAAACAGCTTCGCCGGCCACTACGGAGGCGAAGCGAAATGAGTCTGCTCGCGCAGATCAACACCCTGAAGGAGAAGCGGGCCGCGCTGGTCAAGGACGCGCGCGCCGAGTACGACAACGCTCAGAAGAACGGCTGGCCGGATTCTGAGTCCAAGGTCAAGTGGGAGCGCATGGTTTCCGACGCCGAGGAGCTCGGCAAGGAAGCTGAGACGCTCGAGAAGCAGGACGCGATGGAGCGGTCGCTCCTCGCCGCCCCCGGCGCTACCAAGCCGGTCGAGACGGTCGAGCCCGCTAAGCCGAGCAAGGAGGCGCGCAACAACGCTTTCCGCCGGTTCATCGTGAATGGTCCCCAGGCCCTCACCGCCGACGAGGCGCGTGACCTGGCCGCCGGGACCGACAACGTCGGTGGCTACATGGTTCCCCCGGAGGACTTCCGGGCTCAGTTGATTCAGAAGGTGGACAACCTGGCATTCATGCGCCAGCTTTCCACCGTTCTCACCATCAACAGCGGCGACGCTCTCGGCGCTCCGGCGCTCGACACCGACCCGTCCGCGGCTGCGTGGACGGCTGAGGCGGGAACCATTTCCGCCGATAGCACGATGGCTTTCGGCAAGCGGACCCTGACCCCCAACCAGCTCACCAAGCTGGTGAAGATCAGCCAGAAGCTCCTCCGCGTGTCGGCCATTCCGGCGGATTCGCTCGTCATCGAGCGGATCAGCTATCTGCTCGCCAACGCGCTCGAGAACGGGTATCTGAACGGCTCCGGCTCGGGCGAGCCCCTGGGCGTGTTTACCGCCAGCGCGAACGGCATCGACACCGACCGCGACGTTTCGACCGGAAACAGCGCGACCGCGATTGCTGCGGACAACCTGTTTGAAGTCAAGTACGCTGTGAAGGGTCAGTATCACGGCGCCGCTAGCTGGATGTTCCACCGCACCGCGGTCAAGAACCTCGCCAAGCTCAAGGACGGCGACGGCCAGTATCTCTGGCAGCCGGGCCTCCAGATGGGCGCCGCTGACCGCCTCATCGGTCATCCGGTGTTTATGTCGGAGCTCGTTCCCTCCACTTTCACTAGCGGTCTCTACGTCGGCATTTTCGGAGACTTCAAGCGCGGCTACTGGATCGCGGACCTCATCGGGATCGAGATTCAGCGCCTTGTCGAGCTCTACGCTGCCAACAGCCAGGTCGGCATCATCGGGCGCGTGTGGTCGGACGGTATGCCGGTTCTCTCCGAGGCGTTCGCCCGCGTGAAGCTGGGCTAAGCGGAACAGGGATAGGAGGAACACCATGCACGAACTCCTGAACCGCTGTCAGTTCGACTATGTCGGCGCGCTGGTCACTGCTGCCAGCAACACCGACTCCAACTCAACTCGCCTCGATATGTCTGGATATGACGGGGTGCTGTTCCTGACCACGATCACCGACAGCGTCGCAACTGGTGTTGCGACCCTCAAGGTGGAGGCGAACACGATTGATTCCGACACTGGAATGGCCCTTGTAACGGGTGCTACCAAGTCGGCCACCTGCGCGATCAACGACGACCTGAACGCCATGCTGCTCATCGTGGACGTGTACAAGCCGCAGAAGCGGTACGTCCAGGGCGTGCGCGTTTCGGGCACCGCCAACATCGCGTTTGGTGAGATTCATGCGATTCGCTACCGGGCGCACGTCGCTCCGGTGACTCAGAGCTCTACGACCGTTGCCGGATCGGTGGCTGTCGCGGGGTAAGACCGTGCCCTAGTGGCTAGACAGGTGGGGGAGCTTGGCCGCTTCCCCGCTTGTCGCAACTAACGGAGGTATCACATGGCCGACGCAACGTATCAGCCGGGCATCTTTCGCAAGCAGGGCGGTAACACACTCGCCATTGCGAGCAATGGCGTGATCGAGGTTCCAGCAGCGTCCAATGGGACCGTTTTCGCTACGCACGTGACTCAGACGATGACGCACAGCATTCGCATCTACGACGATGCGGGGACTGCGTACTACATCATGTGCACGAACGCGGCGACGAATCGCGGTTAATGAATAACCGGTTCGGCTGCGTGGTGGGTTGTTGGTGATGGATCGGAAGCCGGAGGCGGTCGAGCCGTCTCCGGCTTTTGTTTCGTCTACGGATTCTGCGTTGGGGAGGTCTAGGGCATGAGTTACGCAGAGCGGCACGCGGTCACGATCACGACCAACGGGACCGGAGACGGGACTGGATACACGCCGGTCGTGACGGGCAAAGTCGTGCAGATCACTTACACGAAGAACGACTACGCCGCTGGCGTCGATTTCGACGTGACGGGTGATTCGAGCGGCGTGATCATTTGGGATCAGAACGACGTGAACGCGACGGCGACGGTCTGTCCGCGTCAGGCAACGCATACGACGGCCGGTGTCGCCGCGCTCTATGCCGCTGGCGGTTCTGCCGTGCTGGACGGTGTGTACGTCGCAAACGAGCGCGTGAAGATCGTCGTGGCAGCTGGTGGAGACACGAAGGTTGGAACATTCCACGTTGTGGTCGTGTGAGCGCCATAACGATTTGACAAGGAGCAGAGCATGGCGACCATCAACGGCAACCTGACTAACGCAGCCGAGGCTTTGATCCTCGACTACATTCTCAACGGGACGGCGTTCACGCTCCCGACTTGCTACCTGGCGCTCTGGCAGGGCGACCCGACCGACTCTGGCGCGGGCTCCTCCGAGGCCGAGACTCCCGGAACGGATGGCTATAACCGGATCGCGGTCGGCACGGCGGGCTCTTGCAAGTTCGCGGCGGCTTCCTCGCGCGGGACGGCTTCCAACGTGGATCTCACCTGGGGACCGGCGACGCCGGGCGCTTGGGCGCAGCATCGTTACGTTGCGATGATGTCGGCTTCGACTGGTGGCACGATGTACGCTTACTGGGACCTCGGGTCAAACTACACGGTCGGGATCAACGACTCGTTCAAGATCACCAGCGGGAACCTCACCTTCGCGGCGGGCACCACCTCGCAGACGAAATGGGTGGATGCCGTCGTCCATTCGATTCTCGACCACCTTACCGGGCGCGCTACCTACACGCAGCCGACGACCTACCTTGCGCTGTTCGAGGGCGATCCGCTCGGTGCGGGCGCGGAGACGGAGACGGCGGGTGCGAACGGCTACTCGCGGCAGGCCATCGCCGCTTCGACCAATGGCGCATCCGGTGGCTCGCTCACGAACGACGCCGCCGCAATCCTGTTTGGTCCGTCTACCACGGCGTGGGGTACGGTGGACTACTTCGCCGTGTATGACGCCTCGACTGCCGGGACGAAGATGGGCGGCTCGGCGCTCGGTGCGAGCAAGGTCGTTGGCATCGGGGATTCCGTCAATTTCGCCACCTCGCAGTTGACCTTTACGCTCGACTGATCGAGGCTGGATAGCGAGAGCTAGGCCGCATGGCCTTTACCGTCACCTCGGCGAACTACGGCGACGGCAGCGCGTCCGTCAGCCCGCTGGTCAGTTACCCGACTGGGATTCAGGCTGGCGATACGCTGGTCTGCGTCATCCGCAACATGGCGGGCGGGACGATCACCTTCCCCAGCGAGGGGACGGCTTGGGTTCAACTTAACGAGAGCACCGCCGATGGTAGCAACGACACCACGGCGGTCGCGTGGCGCAAGGCCGACGGCACCGAGTCGGGGACCGTGGGCTGGACTAACGCTTTCAGCGCCTCGGGCAAGTATGCTTCCGTCGTCCTCCGCGTTCAGGGCGCCGCCGATCCAACCGTCTCGCCGCCCGAGATTACTTCCGCATCAGTTGGCACCAACACCGGGCCGCAGGCCGCCTCGCTGAGCCCTTCCGGAGGCAGCAAGGAGTACCTCTGGGTTAGCCTGCTGGGTTTCGACGGAGAGGTCGCGGTCCAGACGTACCCTTCTAACTACAACCTCGTCAATACCACGGGCACGTCGGGCACGGGCGGCGCGGCGGCGTCGAACGGCGTAGTCGGCACCGCGGCGAGAGTCCTCACCGCCTCCAGCGAGCAGGCGGGCGCGTGGCTGCTCAACGGAAGCCCGAATGCCGGGTGGACCTGCTGGCAAGCGGCGGTCTACCCGGCGGGCGCGGTCACGCATCAGGTCAGCGGAACGCTCGCAGGCCGCGTGGATGGCGCGGCGTCGGGCGGCTCGACTCACGGCGCGAGCGGTTCCAGCGCGGCGCGCGTGGATGGCGCGGCCAGCGGAACTCGGATCACGCAGGCGGCGGGCACTCTCGCTGCGAGGATCGACGGTGCCGCCTCCGGCAGCATTGTCCGCATTCACGAAGCCTCGGGCACGTTGGCCGCGAGGATCGACGGAGCCGCCAGTGGCGCGGTGCAGCATGAGGCGGCTGGCTCTCTCGCCGCGAGGATCGACGGATCCGCCAGTGGCGGTCAGGTCCACGCTGCAACTGGCACTCTCGCCGCGAGGATCGACGGTGATGCCTCTGGCGTCATCGTTCCGGGCGCGGTCCAGCATGAGGTGTCGGGCACGTTGGCGGCAAGGGTGGATGGTGCCGCTTCCGGCGCGGCTCAGCACGAAGATTCCGGCTCGCTCGCGGCGCGGGTAGACGGCGCAGCCTCTGGCGCCGTCCAGCATGAGGCCGCTGGCGCACTCGCCTCCCGCATCGACGGCGACGCCTCCGGGGCTGCGCTCCACGAAGCGGCAGGCACATCGGCTGCCCGTATTGACGGTGACGCGGCGGGTGGTCGGACCACGCAGGCTTCCGGAGCTCTGGCAGCGCGCATTGACGGTGACGCTGCCGGTTCAGTTCTCCGGATTCACGAAGTCTCTGGCACCGCTGCGGCGCGCATCGACGGTGCAGCGTCGGGCGCGGCTCAGCATGAGGCGGTCGGGACGCTTGCGGCGCGCGTGGATGGGGCCGCGACGGGTGCAGTGCAACACGAAGTCGCCGGAACGCTGGCGGCTCGCGTGGATGGTGCGGCTTCCGGAGAGGTTCTTCGGCTTCACGAAGTCTCGGGCACGCTGGCCGCCCGAATTGACGGGGCGGCATCCGGCGCGGTCCAGCATGAGGCGAGCGGAACGCTGCCCACTCAGATTGATGGCGATGCTTCGGGTGCGATTCTCGGAGTCCACCAGGCATCCGGAACGCTCGCAGCCCGGATTGACGGTGCCGCGTCGGGCGTTGCCACCTACGCCACGTCGGGCACTCTCGCCGCGCGGATTGATGGCGCGGCCAGTGGCACCCGAATTATCGAGGCGGCTGGCGCGTTCGCGGCGCGGATTGACGGTTCGGCATCGGGCGCGATGGTGCATGGTGGCTATGGCACGCTCGCCGCCCGGATGGACGGTGGCGCAGCGGGCTTCGCTCTCTACGAAGTGTCCGGAACGCTCGCCTCGAGGATCGACGGCTCCGTGGTCGGTGACATTTTCAGCGGCGTTTCCGGAACGATGGCCGCTCGCTTCGATGGTTCCGCAATCGGACTGATTCTCAAGCCCACCGATTTCGTCAGCGGTGGAATGGTCTTTACGGCTCTGCAACAGGCAGACAGTACCTATCCAGCCACAGGAGTTTCGTCCACGTACACAGCGAGGGCGGCATGAGTGATCTGAATATCAAGTACGGCGATACGCTGCCCGTCTTGATCTTGCAGCTTAGCAACCCGGATGGGACGGCTTACAACCTGAGCACCGCATCCGGGGTTTGGGTCACGTTGGATCGCTACGCGGACCAGAACAATTGCGCCGTGACTGAGGCTGCGCGTACCCATACGGCGAGCGTCTACGGAACGGCCACGAACGGGCAGGTGTCACTGAGTTTCGCGCCGAGCGATTGGGGTACAGGCGCGAATCAGTACCAGCCCGGCTATTGGCAAGCCGAGGTAGTAGTGGATCTGCCGGGAACGGACCAGATCACAATTCCCAATACGGAACCGAGCACGCTTCGCATTTGGCCGAGGTTGGCATGAGTATCGTGAAGATGAAAGTCACGGCCGCCGGTCCTTCCGGTGTGTACCTTGCCGGACAGACGTACCAGATGGACGACGTTAGCGCCGTCTCGTTTGTGGATGGTGGTTACGCGGAGTGGGTGAAGCCGCCTCAGCAGGAAGTCAACGGGGATGCCGTGGGTGAGACGGCCATGCTCGAGCCGGAAGTCGAGAAGGCGATCCGTCCGCGACACATGGCGAATGTCAAGCACGGAAAGAAGCACAAGGGGGCTTAAGTGTCTCTCAGAGTCCTGACCGCCGCGACCGATACGAAGCTCTGTGCGCTGACGGACGTGAAGTCCCGTCTTGGGATCACGGCCGGCACGTACGATTCGCTGTTGACCTCGCTCATCGTCGCCGCTTCGCGCGCAATTGGCTCGTATCTCGGCGGGCGCGAGCTCGCCCGGCAGCGGTACGAGGAGAAGGTGTCCGGGTTGAACCGGATGCGCCTCATGCTCTCGCGCTGGCCGGTGGACCCTGACTCCATTACGGTGACGGTGGACGGAACGGCCCTGACTGATTTCCTGGTCGAACGCCCTCAGATGCTTTTCTACGAAGGCATCTGGCCCTCCACGTCGGAGGAGACGGGGCAGGAGGGCGAAGAGAACATCACCGTCACGTACAAGGCGGGCTACGTCCTCCCGAATTGGATTGCGACTTGGGCAGCGGCGACGGCAAAGACTGCGGGTGTGTGGGTGCGCCCGACAACCCCGACCCTTACGCCGCTGCTCTTTGAATGTACGACGGCGGGCACGACGCACGCCGCGACGGAGCCGACCTGGCCGGTGGCGGGTGCGACCGTCACGGATAACACGGCGGTCTGGACCGGTCGGGATGCGCTCGAGCTCCCCGATGACCTCGAGGAAGCGGCGCTTCTGCTCGTTTCCAACTGGTATCAGGGCGGGCTGGACGTGGGCGGCAACGTGACCTCCGAGCGCCTTGGCCCGATGCAGGTTGACTACGCCTCCGGCTCGGATGCGTTCGCGCTTCCGCGGGCCGTGCAGGCCCTTCTGGACCCCTATCGGTGAGTTTCGGGGCTGGCAGTGCTCGTCGGCTGGTTCGCCGGTTCTCCAACGGGGCGACTCTGACCGTCGTGGAGCCCGGAGCGTCGGTTCTGGCGGATGACCTGTCCGTGACGCTGACGGCCTCCAGTTTCACGGCAACGTGCTCCCATCCCGTCCCCTACACGGGCGGGGAACGCCTTGGAGAGCGCGTTCTAGAGGGCTTCTCGACCGTGTTCCTCGAGCGCGGCGACCCGGCGATCACCTTTGAGCCGCAGAAGGGGCAAGTTGCCACCTGTCTCGGTGAGCAATATCGGATTGAACGAGTGGACTATGGCCCGTCGTGGATTCGGATTGACTTGCGCGGCGGAGCGGCGGAAGGGACGGCGGGCGCGTAATGGCGGGCGGTCCTGGTCGCGGTAACGCCAAGCAGTTTCAGGTCGAGCTCAAGAAGATGGCCGACGAGTTTCTGTCCAAGGACTTGAGTAAGGCTGCCGTGGATATCGCGCTCGACGTGCGGCAGCGCGCGGAGGATTTCTCGCGGGATCGCATGGGCACGCAGCCCGGCGCTCCGGATATCCAGAACGCATGGTTCGCCGGGCCGGTCCTGCTCGACTCTCGGGAGATCGAAGGCGGTCACGAACGAAGCGTGCAGGCGATGGCTCAGTGGAAGCCGGGCGACACGATCTACATTTGGAACGCGGCGTTCTACTCCTACTTCCATGAGAAGGGCTACTACAGCAAGGGCGGCGGGGCGCGTCCGAAGTGGATGCTGCGTGACGCTCTGATCGCTGAGGAAAACACGGAGCGAGTGCTTTGAGCTCGGTAGACACCGAATACACCGCGATCCTGACTCGCTGGCACGCGCAGCTTCCGGTGACGCTGCCGGCTGCTCGCCGCTGCTATACGGACCTGGGGGGTGGGCCGTTCAATCGCCCGCAGATCCCGTCCGTCGCGTCAATCACGACTGGCAATCGGACAGCCACGCTCCAGGCTGCAATGTGGGTGCGGCTGAACGTGTCGGGCATTCGCAGTGGCGCTCGACCGCTCGGGATCGACCCGGCGTGCAAGACGAGGCGCATTGGCATCGTGACTCAGGTTCTCTACTTCCCGCTCGGCTTCGGGCTGGATTGGGTTCTCCCGGTGGTGGATCAGTTGCGGGCGATCTTCCACC